GTACGGTTACTTTTGTAGCTGTATTAATCTCTTATACCGCAGTAATGTGGATACCCTATTAGGGGTAAACACATCACAAGGTAACCTTGGTGATAAACCAAGGGCCTGGGGTATATCAGCAACACAGCGCCACATAGATTCACATCTATGAAACACTGTCTGACTGAATACATGTAAAACCTTCACGTCGAAGGTTTCCTTCATGTTCTTGACATAGTCTATGTCAAGGGCATAAGGTGTGGTAGATGAGTAGATATTCTTATCTATTACACGAGTGAGATCAACAAGTGATCCCATTACGTGCTCTTCACACACACGCAGAAACTTATCGGTTTCTTTCATCATATTACACAGGTTTGACCCTGGATAGGAGAAGTTGAGACCGATAGGTTCCAAGAGACCCTTAACTTTGTTAAAGATCTCTCTCTGCTGTGCTGTTAATAGCACAACTGACTGTGGGCCCAGATTCTTACAAATATCAAGGAAGTTGTCATTTGACATCTTTCTCCATTTGTAAGTAGGTAGGACTTGATCCTTAGTAATTATCTTACCAGCGAACTCCGAAAGGAGGGAACTGGATAGACTTTTCTGAGGAGACCAAGGACATTTCATACGCGACATTACTGACGTATATGATTTGAACAATTGGTCATCAAGTATTATGACATCATCACCAACAATGAAGAATTCATTGGAAAATTCTTCTTTTCCACTAAGGAAACGAAGAAGAAGACCATGAGTCAATGTAAACATACCAAAACTTGGATATAATCCAAGAGGTTGGCCACGTTGCCATTGAATATCACCCATTTCAGATTTCCATCTGAGACGGGAGATTTCCTCAATAAGTGCTATGTCAATAACATCACCAAAGATCGAACGAAGTGTTTCAAGCTGCAACCCTAATGGGAAGTAGTCTGTCGCACCAGTTAAATCTACTGAGTGAACCTGCTTACCTTCTAACAAGGATCTCTGGATCCAAGGTATTGCTTTAGACTGATTGAATGTACAATCCCACTCTAACTCCTTAACGATACTATAAATAGCATCGCCAATGGGTTTAAGTGCCAACTGA